CGGCCGCGTCGGCTGGAAACGAACGACGAAGCGCCTCAAGCGGCGTGATATTGATGAGCTTACCGGCAACGAGAGGGTCGTCGCGGGCGATGTGACGCTCTTCAACGGCCCCGATTGGGATGTCATTGACCCGCAGGACTGGTGGCCGCAGCCCGGCAAGCGGCGTGACAGGGACGTGAAGTGGGGCATCCACCGCTACTACCTCGACCTCGACGACATCCGTGGGTACGTCGCCAGCGGCATCTTCCTTCAGAGCGGACTGACGGCCCTCGAAGCTGCCGACGCCCCGAGCAGCATTGTTGACGAAGCCTCTACCCGTCTAAGCGCCTATCGTTCGTGGTACGACTACAACGCGCGGATGAACGACCCCTTCTCGAAGCCTGTAGAGATTTGGGAGTTCGTCGGCGAGGTGCCGCAGGAGTTCGCCAAGGAGGGCTTCTCCTTGAGAATCGTCACCGTCGCCAACCGCCGGGTGTTGCTACGTGACGACCCGTTCCCATTCTGGCATGGGAACCTCCAGCAGATGCTTCGTTCCTACAGCCCGATGCCCGACCCCGACCATTACCACGGCACGGGGAAGATGGAGGTCGGTGAGCGAATGCAGGCAGGTATTGACAAGCTGGCGTCGCTCAAGCTCGACTCCCTGGAGATGTTCGCCGTCCCGATGTTCCTCTACAACAAGTCGCAAACGGTTGACCTCCAGCGCCTCACCACAAAGCCGGGCGCGATGTTTGGTATTGACGGCCCGGTGGACGACTCACAGATTCGTCCCCTCATCCCGGACCTCAGAGGCGTACAGTCCCTGTATCCCGAAATTGCCTCCCTCGATGGCTTTGCACAGAAGGGCACAGGCATCGCGGAGGACACTGTACAGGGCATGCCCGGCGCCGGCCGGCAGACCGCACGGGAGTTCCTCGGACGGCAGGAGGCGGTTCTAACGCGCCTGATGCTCGAAGCACGTCTTGCAGAAGAAGGCTTCGTCGAGCCGCTCGGTAACGCCTTCAGAGACCTTAACAAGCAGTACCTCAAGACACCACACACCCGGAACATCCTTGGCTCGGCCGCCATCACAAACCCTATCACTGGTCTGCCCTACCCACAGGAGCCCACGACACTCAGCCTGGCGGACATCAACCATGACTACCAGGCCCAAGCAGTCGGAGCGTCGCAGATGCTCGGCCGCAGCATCAAGCAGCAGAACGCTATCGCGCTCCTTCAGGCCACCTCAGCACATCCGGTGGGGATGCAGATGGTGAATTGGGCGGCCTTCTTTCGGCAGTTGTTCGACCTCTTCGACATGAAGAATGTGGATGACCTGCTGGTGAAGAACGTCCCAGCTATCAACCAGGCCGCTCAGGAGCAGGGGCAGGTACCTTCGTCCCCGCAGGACTTGATGAGCGGCGGTGGGGTGAGCGAACTCACACAGCTAGACCCCATGTTGCTCGGGGCGCAGGGCACCGCACCGATGCCCGCACTATCATAAAGGAGGCAGTATGACTGAGTACAAGCAGATGACAGAGCAGGAGAAGCTCGACAAGACGGCCGCGATGCTTGCCCTGGATGGCTGGACCGACCTCATGTACCCACGGCTGGGTATGGAGAAGGGGGCGACGATTAACATGCTACTCGCCCCCGAGAACATGCGGAAGCCTGCCTTCTCCGACGAGTGGCTCAGAGGCAGAATCGCAGGTCTGGAGTTTGCTATGGAACATTGGAAGCAGTCCCTTGACGCTGCGGCTGTTGCTGATGTACCCGAGAAGGAGTATGAGCCGGTGGGTTCGGTGTACGGTGAACCACCTGCTATGGTATAATTTCACCGTACTAACACAGGGCCAACCCCTGAAAGGAGAACGATATGACACCCCTGGACAACCCGGGCATGCCTATCGGCCACATGATTACCCACCCGGACCTTCCGCTACCGGAAGCTCTGGCTCCCTCGGCTCCTGGACCGGACAACCCGGAGAGCGGCGAAGAGCTTTGGCTGGGCAAGTACAAGTCGAAGGATGAAGCAGAGAAGGGACACTGGGAGTTGCAGAGAACCCTGACCGACCGTGAGCGGCGTCTGGCCGAAGCTGAGGCGAAGGCCCAGGCTTACGAACAGATGCTTGCAGAGCGGCTGGGGCAGGGACCAGCAGCACCACAGAGCGACCCGTTCCAGGAGCTAGACACTTTGGGAATCCCTCGGGAGACCCTGTTGAAGGCTGTGGATGCGATGGTCGTCCAGCGTCTGACCCCTATCACCGAGGGCCTCCGTGCCCAGGCTGCCTTTGAGTCCAAGCATCCTGAGTATCAAGAGCATCGGCAGGGGGTCGCTGAGTTCATCGCTTCTGACACCACGCTGGTCAAAGACTTTAACGACCTCTGGCGAACAAACGCCTACAGAGCGCAGGAGTGGGCTTTCGACCGTTACCGAGAAGCGAAGAAGCTGGAGACCCCGACGAGTGCGGCGGACGACCCGACCAGGGCTGCCCTCCCGAGTGGCGGAGCATCTCCGACGAAGAGCGGTGACGATGCAGCGACTATCGCTGCACGGCTGAAGCAGGCCCGAGACTACTACAACACCTATGGTGACAAGACGCCGTTCCTCCAAGAGCGGCTCATCAACCAGGGTGTGCTCCCGTGGGGATGGACGCCGGATATGGTCAAGTAAAGGGAGCTAAAAAGTAATGGCGACTAAGGTTTATACCTATGACATCGGCTTTGTAGCCGGTGCAGGGAACAAGGAGGACGTGCTCGACCTGGTCACGAACATTGACCCGGAAGAGACTCCGTTCCTCTCGGCAGCCCCTAAGACGACTGCCAAGTTGACAACTCACGAGTGGCTAACCGACGCTTACAACGCTGCTGCTGCTACTAACAAAGCTGAGGGACACGCTTTCTCAGCAGACACCACGACGGCTCGCCAGCGCCTCAACAACCGTACCGCGATTTTCGGTAAGGACTTCGAGGTGACTGGTACGCAGCAGGCTGTTGACCCAATCGGCGTCGCTACCGAGTACGCACTACAGGTGGATAAGGCTACGAAGGAGACGGCTCGGAATATCGAGTACACCTTCTTCCAGAACTCTTCCGCCGCACCTGCGACTGGTGACGGCACCAATGCCCGAGCACTGTACCACTTCCGTGCGATGCATGCCCGCGGCGCCGGCCCGCCCAGCTACCAGTTCAACCAGGCGTCTATGGACGGCGCTATCACCATTGCAGCGATCAACAGCATCTGCGAGGCGGGTATGATTCTCGGTGGGAAGTTCGACACTGTGTATGCCTCGCCGGGGGTGAAGGCCGACATCACCGCCGCTATTGTAACACCCGCTTACAACAGCATCATGTCGGCACAGGGGCAGGCGCGACCGCAGGGTATCAACCGCTACACTGGAAACGTGACGATGATTGAGGGCGATTTCAACGTCCTTGCCCTCGTCCCGGACATCTTCATCCCGCAGTCTGCCGCAACGGGCGACAGCAACTCGCTGTGGCTGATGGAGCGCTCGAAGGCAAGAATCGCCTTCCTGCGCCCCCTGAAGCACGTCCCGCTGCCGCCGGGCGGCGACTCGGTGCGTGGTATGGTCCTCGGAGAGCTTACGATTGAGGTGCTGCATCCGAAGGCGATTGGCTATCTCGCTGGCGTAATCACGTAAACAGGAACCAGGGGGGCCGGGGCAACCCGGCCCCTTCCTGGGAGGCGTTCTATGGGCATGCTGAGCGACATCTCCGACCCTGCCCTCCTCATTGGGCGGAATCGTGAGTACCAGGCGAAGTTCGAGGAGATTGACAACACACGGCGTATTCTTCGAGACATCGCCACTGTTACATCTTTCGGACGAAAGATTGGGGGCGACGGCTCGTGGAAGGTAGTTGGTGAGATTCCTACTATGCTTGCCATCACCTACTGGTTCCTCGACCCTACTATCTTCATGGAGAAGAAGGCTCTGAACAGGTTTCTCGACCAGAATCCACAGTTCCGCGTCAATCGCGGTTAGGAGGCACTGTGCAGATTTTCGCACCCAGCAACGGCATGCGGTATGGGGCCGGTACATACTACCGCCTCGACCAGCCCTTCAACGCTATGGAGCTTGCAGGGCAGCCTTGCTTCCCCATCCTCGACGACGGCAGCGCCAGTATCCCCACAGAGAAACGAAAGCTGGCGTGGGCCTACAGTGACCTTGTCGTGCTGTTCAGCACCTTTGGTAACGGCTCCAATGAGAACATGCGCCTTATGCGCAACTGGCGCCCAGGGAGGCTCACAGACGGCACCATCCAGCACCCACCCACCTTCATCGTTGACCTGGACGATATGATGTGGGATGTGCCACCGACCGCAGACAGCTTCCGCCAGTTCGGCATCAAACGCAGCAACGGCACCCTTCTACAGCCGGGGGACAACGTCACTATCAGCATGGACGGCGGCCCGCATAGGGTTCTTTTCGAGGACGGTTCTAAGGGCTTCAACATCGCGGAGAACCTCGCGCGCCTCAGCCGCTACCGTGAGGAGCTTCTTCTTGCCGACGCCATCACAGTCACAACGCCCTATCTGGCTAACTATGTGAAGCAGGAAGTAGATCGTGATGCCTATGTGCTACCGAACTGCGTCGTCTTCGATGAGTTCCCTGTAGTGGAACTCGCCGACCACAGCCCGAAAGTACGGATTCTCTGGTACGGCAGCACTTCCCACTTTGAAGACCTCTGGCCCATCCAGGAGGCGCTAAGAGACGTGGTGCGGCGCCATCCCAACATCGAGCTTGTGCTGTGGGGTTCTGCTTACTCCTGGCTCGTTGAGCACATCCCCCCCGAGCAGCTACGCTTCGAGCCGTGGGTGCCCTACTTTGAGTTCAAGGGGCGTCTCGCCTGTATGAATCATGACATCAACCTGGCGCCGCTTGTGGATAAGAAGTTCAGTCTTGGTCGTTCTGCAATCAAGTGGTATGAGTCAAGTTCCCTACCCAAGCCCGTCTGTACCCTCGCCGCCAATGTAGGCGAGTTCGAGCGTGAGATGACTGACGGTACGAACGGCCTGCTTTATAACACTCCTGATGAGTTCGCTGAAAAGCTGGAGCTACTCATCCAGGACGCTGAGCTTCGGCAGCGGCTCGCGCATAATGCGAAGGAGTGGATGCTTGAGAACCGTGACGCCATCAAGTGGGCACCGAAACGCTTCGCCATCTACCAGGACATCCGGGAGGCCGCCAAGCGTGCCCGCCCCTTCATCGAAACTGTAACGGAGATGCCTACCGATGCCAAGCCTGAGTAACACCAGCGGTGGGGCGATGAGCACGCTCCAGTGGGGCGCTGCCAAACGCTCGGTGGCCAGGGTCGTAGGAGGTCAGGACGACCCTGATGTGCTTGCCGCCGCTGGTGAACACATCAGGGCGGTCCTACAGGACTGGAACACCCGCCGCTGCTGGCAGTTCCTCCAGGTCCTCGCTCCTGACATCCCCATCACCGCCGCCCTCGGCTCAACCTACGCCCTCCCCGCCCGAGTGAAAAAGCCGTATGTGGCGAAGCTGATGACGAATGGCCAGTACCTCGTGTACTCGCCCCGGCGAATGTACAGCATGGTTATTGCGTCAGAGACAACTGCTTCTACCCCGACCCACTACACGTTGTACAACTTCGGAACGACTGGAAATATCGAACTGCTCCCCGCGAACGGCCTGAGCGACACCCTCCGGGTGTGGTACTACCGGTTGATGCAGGAAGAGGGGACAGATACCGATGTCCTCGACATCACGCAGCGGTACGAAGGATATGTCCTCGATGCTGCTCGTGCGCGCCTCATTGCTGAGAAGGGGCCGATTGACAAGCTGGCCTTCTGGAAGGTGGAGGCGGAGGCCGGGTACAAGCGTGCGGTCGCTGACGACGAGTTTGTACCTGACCACCATGTAGGCTTCTCGCCCGGACCCGCTATTACATTCGTCCCTGACCCGAACTCGACAGAGTGGGCGCTGTGGTAAGGAGTTGAGATGCTGAAGCCTGAGATTCTGAAGTTCGAGACAACCATCACGAAGGACAAGAGCGCCAGCGACTCTGCACAGGTGCCTGCACAGGGAGCGACGCTTACCGTCTACAAGCAGGGAGCGACGGTACAGACGCCTGTAACCATTCCAGCGTCCAGCAGCGATGTCATCACTGTCTACAACCGCGGTAGTATTGAGGTGGGTGACTTCCTCTTCCTCAATGCCGCCCCTGGGACCAACTCCTTCGAGGTTACGGCTGTCACCGATACGACCATCACAGCGACGAACGTGACCGCTGGAAGTATCGCACTGGTCGCTGATGACAGGTTGGTATCCAACGATACTGTAACCATCTACAGTGAGAGTAGCGGGACGACTTCGACCACCAACCCAACGACGGCTGACGCCAACGGCTACATCAAGTTCTACTGTCCGTTTGAGTTCTTCGACTATCTGGTGGCAGGTACGGGGCTGACGAGCCGCCTCTTCAGAGACGTGGCGGGCGGATGGACAAATGATATCGTCAACGCTAAGGTGTATACCTCCCTCCAGGCCGCAGTAAATGACACACCGGAAGGCGGTACACTCTATATTCCGGCAGGTTCTTATTCCGTCCCTAGTGGAGGCTTGCTACTCCAGCGGACTATTACAGTACAGGGGGGCGGGCCAGGGTCTCTAAATGGCGTCGGCGGAACCACGCTCAACGCTTTCTCAGCGGCGGCTAATCAGCCCATTATCAAAATTGTACCGCACTACGGCTCAGAGCCGTATGTAGGCAACATCAAGATTAGCGCTCTCAAACTCAATGGCGGTACAACGACTTCCTACACCGGCTCACACGGCATCCAACTCATCACACCAACAGGTACAACCTATCTACACCTCAACCTTGACCACCTCCGTATCGGGACATGTGGGGATGATGGTATCCATGTCGAAGGTGACGATGGCGCCGCCTCCGCAGTAATGTACCTCTGCATACGGGATTGTGAAGCCAACTACAATCGTGGTGATGGTCTGTATATACGGAATACCACCGCAAGCGCGGTGTATACCTCTGCCTTCACTTACAACCAGGGCCGGGGTGTATATGTAGAGGGGAGCGGTGTGGCCTTCCATGCGTGTACCTGTGAGAACAACTGCCTGAGCGCCACACTGGACGCTACCTATGATGCACAGATGCGTCTTTATCTGGTACGGCCGGGGGCCGTCACTAGCTGCCACTTCGAGACGTACAATACAGCCAGTCAGCTAAGTGCCAAACGGGGCCTGGTCATACAACAGTGTGAAGGGATGGTTGTACAGGGATGTTTCTTTGCGAACGGTACAGACCTCCCCGACCCTGTACGTGGCATCTTCGTTAGTGAATCTGTTGAAGGCTACTGTACTATCATGCCCAACTATTTTTGGAACACGAATGTTGCAGTAGAGGTGGCACCCGCGGCGAAGTTTGTATCGGTATGGCCCCAGCAGATTGCTGCCGGGACTACATTTATGGCCCATGCAGGTATCGCTCTACCGGCTGTCCCCACGTCCAACATCATCACCCCGCCCGCCGCCTCTGAAGGGCAGTTGGTCTATGACATCACCCTCCACACCTTGAAGGTGTGGAACGGGACGGCTTGGAAGACTGTAACAGTTACATAGCTAAGGAGTTGGAATAATGTCGCGCACGATTGAGCCCCTTAGCGGCGGTCTCGTTACCAGCACCGACCCTTCTCTGCTTCAGCCGGGGGAACTCACTCGCTGTAACGACTGCACGTACAGGCCGAACAGCCTGTCCCTCTACCGCGCCCCGGGAAGAGTCCGCTTCAACCAGACCGCCCTCAGCAGTGGTGTCGTCGGTCTGGCCTACTGCGGCTTCGACAGCGGTAGCGACCTCCTGCTCGCGCAGACGAGCACCGCGCTCTACAAAGCCGCTGTCCCGGGCACCGGCACCTATTCCCTGCTCGCCACACAGGCCGCCGGGGCGTCCTTCCAGGCGGTCCACTATCAGAACCGCCAGTACTTGCTGGACGGCCTGAACCGGCAGGCGCTCCTCAGCGCCGGCACCGTTCGGCAGCACGGCATGGCCCCCGTCACCGCCGCCCCCGCACTCACCCTGACGGCAACGGGGGGAGTATGGCCGATAACTCTTGCTCCTGTCCCAAACTACTATCAGTACTGGACCACCGAGGTCTACAAGACTGACACCGAGTTTGTCGAGAGTACTTTCCAGGGCGACCCGGCTGCCATTAACGTCACCTCTGCCACTTGCTATGTCACCGTCAAGAAACCGGCGGGTGTGGTGAACAGCAACGCGACGCACTGGCGCGTCTACCGCTCGACCGCTATGGTGACTTCCACCACCAGTGCCTTCCCGACCGGCTACCTTATCAGTGGTGACATCCCTGTTGTCATTGACCCGCCTGATGCCGGACAGGACACACTGCTCGATGGCATCGGCTCGCCCACACAAACAGCGGACGCCTATCCAACAGCGTTCGCCTCGGCAGGCTGGCCGTACTGGAGCAACCCCCATTACGTTTATGCCCAGGATGGAAACAGCGCAACCTTCCAGACTGCCAACGGCTCAGTGGTGTCGGGACAAAGCTACAATGGCTTCCCCCTGTCCGAAGCAACAGGCTCCATCGCTAACATCATCGTCTCTGTGTTCGGTCAAGCATCCGCTGCCAATCAAGCGTGGGTCACTATCTATCTATCGTGGAACAACGGAACGTCGTACACAACGGGGCAAACCGTGCTGTTGCCCAGCGCGGCCCCTGGATGGGTAAGTATCGGCGGCCTCTGGGGGCGTACATGGAGCCCGGAGGAGCTAGCGACTACGAAGTTTCGGATGGCTGTCGGCGGCTCGACTAACAATGCTACATTCACCGGCTATGTAGACGCCATCAAGGTCGTCGTCGCACACGGCGCCTCCCCCGCCGCTATCGTCACACCCTTCCCCGCTGTCGTCATCTCTGCCGCAGGTAGCACCTCCGCCCTCGGCCGCCACGGCCAGCCGCCCCTCGCTACTACAGGCGGCATCTTCGAGGACTCCCTCGTTACAAACGACCCGGTGAACCCCACGTACATTCGATACTCCACACAGGGCAACCCAGACTCATTCCCAGCAGATTACTACGTCCCCTGTGAGAGTGATGACAGGGACAAAGTGACCTGCTATCGTACTCTCGGGAATGTAGGTATCGTGGGCACCACGACGAAGCTCTATCGCCTGATGTACCTCCCGCGTGAGACGGACCCCGAGTTCGAGCGCGGCCGGACGATTGACATGTTCGAGAACACCTATGGTATCGTCGGCCCGAAAGCTGCCGCTGTCTTCCAGATGGCAGGTGGCGCCCTCCGCCTCGCTACCATCAGCCATCACGGCCCGAGAATGACCGACGGCTACCAGTCGGACACCCTGTCGAACGACCTCGATTGGGTTGCCCTTGTCGAGCCGTCCCGACTGCCCTATTGCGAACTGATTAACGACCCGACGAACTATCGCCTTGTCTTCACCTACACACCACTCGGGGGTACAGCCAACACCAGGTCACTCCACTTCCATTACCACCCAAGACACTTGAAGGACGGGAAGCTCAAGGTGTCTGGCCCCATCACCCTCCACGCTAACTGCATGGCCCTCGGGAAGCTGCTGTCCGGCAGCGCCACCCTCTACTCGGGGCAGCCAGATGGCTACGCGTACGTCGAGAACAGCGGTAACGTTGATACCAGTGGCAATGGCCTCGCCCCGAGTGTTCGGACACGCGAGATGTACATGGCAGGTTTCGGGGACGAGTGGCAACTAACGTCGTCGCTCATCCACCACCAGTCCACACCGACCACGACGGTAACGGTGTCGTTCGATGTCGCCAAGACGAATGCCGACCCCTACACGACGCAGGCGAACAAGACCTTCACGACGCTACGCAGGGGCTTCAGCCGCATCTCCCCGAACGTCGGCGGCGAGGGTATTGCTATCAACCTGACCGAGAGTGGTGCCGATGCGGCACTCGCCCTCGACTTCATGGCACTCGATTGGACTTCCTACGGGGCCGAGGACAGCCTGAAGTAATGAGAACCTACCCGCCGCTACAGCTAAAGACCATCAAGCCCGGCCCCGAACGAGAAGCGCTCAGGGTGCTCGATCTGTTCAACAGGCAGACGAGCCGCGCTTTCACCCAGAGCATCGCCCAGACACAAACCCCGGTGGCAACCCCCGGCGACCCACTGCCCGGCACCATCCTCGAATCACAGATTACTGATGGGAGCATCCTGGCCCGTGTAGCGGCTGCTGAGACTATTACAGGAAACTGGCGCTTTCGTGGTCCGGGTGCGTCGGGCGTTGGTCCGGTGGAGATTCGCAGCAAGGATGCCGGCGCCACCGACGGCACGCTGGTGCTTCGCCCCTTTGCCGCAACTACCCGTACTGGTATTCGGTTCAATCGTACCGATGATACAGACGGCAAGGGCTATGCAGCTATTGAAGCACATGGCCCCTATGAACTCGTGCCGGCCTCCCACCTATCAATCTATACGTCGGACGCGCCGAATGGTGGCTATGTAAAGCGCCTTGATATTGACGCCGACGCCGCGCTCGCCGATGTGACATGGAACAACATCGGCACGATGAAGCTGTACAGCGGCTCTTTCGAGGTGCTTGGTGCTAGTGAGGCAATCACCCTACCCTCGAACGGAGCGTTGCGCTTCCGCCCGAACGCGGGGGGCTCGCCGCTCACCGCGCTCTCGAAGGATACCAGCGACAACCTCGGGCTCGGTAGCCCCGGCAATCCGAACATTTACCTCCAACCCGAGGGTACGGTGGTGCTGCGGGCGACCACCACCGGCGGCAACCGTGTGCGCATCGGCGATGCGACGGCACCGACCGAGACGCTCGATGTTGGTGGCACCTGTAAGGCGACGACGTTCAGTGGAAGTGGCGTCAGCCTGGCGAGTATCCCAGAGACAGCCATCACCAACGGCGCCCTGCTGGCGCGCGTGGCGGATGCTGAGACCATCGCTGGTACATGGACCTTCCCCAGCAACGGTACGAACGCACCAATCTTCCGTGTGAACGGTGGGCAGACAACCTGGGGAAGCGTCGTTGATGCAGGCACAGCAAACGCGCTGCCGCTCACCATCAGTGGCAGCATCACGGGCAGCGACCAACTTAGTTTCCCTGCGGCAGGGGGCCTGGTTTATACGACGGGCGGACAGGATGTTGCAGTTGCCGACGGTGGGACCGGCGCCTCTACCGCTTCTGGTGCGAGAACGAACCTCGGCCTGGGTACACTAGCGACGCTAAATAGCGTCGCTGCGAGTAACATTGACAACCGCTCCCGGTCGGTGTGGCTACCGGCAGCGGTGTTCAAGACGGCTGCTGTAGTCAATCAGGGGACCTTCCCCAACAGCTACAGCAATATTACGATGTCCGGCACCTCCCCAACACAATTGGTCACGGTGGCGCAGCTTCCCAAAGACTATGCGGGGGCGCTCCTGTACAACCTCCATTGGGCGCCAGACAGTACCGATGTGAACGGGGTTATCTTCAACCTCTATGTAAAGGTCATTCCAGCGGCAGGTGGAACAGACCTCGTTGCTGCCTATGGCGAGACACTTCAAGACAATCCCAGCCCCGGTGGGGTTGCTAATATTCATACCATTAGCGGCTTCACTTCTGGCCTTGCCCCTGCTGCGGGCGACTGCCTGCGAATCGGGGTCGAACGTGACCCTCTCGATGCTTCAGACACAAACCCCAACGCGATGCACTTCCTCGGGCTGGAACTCGTCTACACTGCGGACTCCTAAACGCATGGTATAATGGGGGCAACAAGGAGAACAAGATGGACATTGGAACCCTTCTGACTATTCTGAACCTTGCCGGCGGTGTGGGCGCTTTTGGTGTCCGAGACGACCCGACGAAACAGTGGCTTAGGAACGCACAGGCCGCTGGCGGCCTGATTGACCGCAGGCTCGCCACGCTGCCGAAGCAGTTCTACGACCTCTTCCTACAGTCGCCTGCCTACACGACAGCCCTAAACCAGGCTATCGGTGGGGCGCAGGCCATCAACACGAACATGCTCCGTCTCGGTGGTATCGGTGACACCCGTACCGCTCTCAGCGGCGGCACCCTTGCTGGTGCAGTAGGCGGCATCCACACGGGCGCGTGGAACCAAGCCTTCGGGCAGGCTATGCAGGCCCTCCAACTCCAGCTTAGTGCCGGGCAGGGCGTCGGTGGACAGAAGTTTGGCTTCCCACAGCAGTACGGTGCGCTGCTTGACACTCTCAGCAAGCTCTCGTCTCTGTACCCCATGAAGCCGCGCGTCCCCGGTGCCAATCAGCCGGTTGTCAACACCAGTGGGTTTGGCGGCGGCGGAGCCCCTGGTGGGGAGTGGGGCTGGTCGGACCAGCCTTACAGATAATGGCAATCCCGCAGAGCGCAGCGCCCGCCAATCCTTTCATGGGCATCAGACCTCCCTCCCCACCCAGTCTTAGCTTGCCTGCCCTCCCGAGTGAGGCCGACCTTCAAGCGATGATTGAGCGCGGCTTCAACATCGGTGGGGATGAGCGCGCCGGGCTTGAAGCCGCCGCTATCCAACGCGCGCAGGAGCTAGAGGCGCAGCGCCAGTACGCCCTCAGCACACTTCAGGCGGGCATGGGGGCGCCGATGCCCGAGATGCAGCCCCCTAACGTCAATCCGCTCGGCGCGGCAGCCGGGCAGCTAAGCGCGAGTATGGCCTCAGTGCTGATGGGGCGCCCCGAGTTGGCGGAACAGCCCTTCAGCACCCTCAAAGAGCAACAGCATACTGAATACGCTATGGCGCTTCAGAAGCGGCAGGAGGCTGTCGCCCAGCTTCGTGCTGAGTATGAGCGTGCCGCAAACATGGCGGGAGAGGCGGGGCAGCTAGCCGACCGTATCAAGTATCTAGAGAAGATTCAGCGCCTTGACAAACAGGGCGAGCAGCTTGCTGCGGCGCTGCGTGAACGAACGTCCGCAGCAAGTGAGGAACGCCGTACCGCAATGGCCGCTGGTGCGAATGTCTACGGCTCGCAGATGCAGTACGCCGGGCAGCAGCTTAGCTTCCTTGGTGACATGCTCAAGGCGGGTATATATTGGGATAAGGCTTCTATGTCCTGGCAGGCCCTGTCTAAGCAGGGTGAGGTGCCGAAGCCCGAGGAGTGGGCGAAGCAGGAACAAAGCGTCATCGGCGATGTGATTCCGCAGGGTGTCGGTAAGAGCAAGAACCTCCAGGACGCTCTCGATGCCGCACGCTACCGTATCCTGGCCCTTGGCATGAAGCCCATCGTCACGACAGAGGGTGTCAGGTATGAGACGGCGGAGGAGTTCACTCGCCGCGTGCAGCGCCCCTATGTTATCGGGGGCAAGACCGTAAAACTGCTCGACCTGGACAGCCCCATGCAGAAGAAGATGTACAGTGAGTTCATCGCAGAGCACTATCCTGAGTTTTACGCAGAGAAGGTCCGAGAGATGCGCCTGAAGGGGCTTGCTGATGAAGCCGTCCGCCTGAAGAAGCAGGCGGCATGGGAAGCCGAACAGGCCCGTCGGAAGGCCGCGGTGCAGGAACGTCGTGCGAAGTATCCAACTACTGTAGTTGGCCCACTACGATAGTGTATGCAGACCTCCCTCGATGTTGTAGACATCACCCCCGCACTCGGCGACTTGCTGGACGAACCCAAACCAAAGGGCTTCGTTAGCGAGGTCGGCGGTGACATTGCTAAGAGTGTACGCGCTGTTAGCTTCGTGCTCGGCGTCTACAAGCCGACCAGTGCGGAGGAGGAGCAGGAGCTTCAGAAGCGGGCTCTTGCCGAAGGCATCTTCGCTGCTGTCTCCGCCATCACCGCAGGTCTGGGTGGGGCAGCTCTTAGACTGGCTGCCCCTGCTGCACGGCCCCTCCTTGGCGCCCTCGTCTCTGCTATTAGCGGTGCCGCTGGTGGTGCAGCGGCTGCACCCGTCGAGGGCGGCGACCCGCGCACTGCTGGCATCGTTCCCGGCGTCATTGGCGGTGCGCTTCATCTTCCCTACGCCCTCGGGCAGCGGTCGCGCATGCTTGCTACAAGGGCAGCCGCTACGCGCCAACGCGCCCTCTATCCTGAGATGGAGACGCCCATCCCTACAGGGCAGCCGCCTGTTGACACTCAGCTAGACCTGTTCGACCTCGGGCTGCCGCCGTGGACGGGCAAACCTAATGCGGCTGTACCTCCTGGTGGCCAGCTTAGCCTCTTCGGAGAAGCGCCCACTGTGGCCGGACAGAGTAGCAGCGTTCCAGGGGTACGAGAGCACTACCGGCGCCTGGCTGGTGCTCTTACCGCCGAAGAGGACGCGCTCCTCAACCCACCGTATAACCCCGACCTCTCTCCCCAAGGCGGCCCCCTTGGGGAGCAGCTAGCGCTACCGAAGCTGCCTGCACCGACAGACCCACTCGAACAGCTTGAAATCTGGCCGAATCGGTACAAACCAGTCAAGCTGCCTGAGACGCCGGAACAGGTGCGTTTTGCAGTTGGTGAGCACCCCGAGCCCGTGCCGCTTGGCACGCCCTTCACACAGACCCCCAAACCTGTCTTCACTCAAGGGGCGGTCAAGTATGTCAGCGCGCAGACAGGCGGCGACAAGGCTGCTACTGCTGCTGCGCGCGAGGCGTTCGTCGAACATCTACGGGAGCAGGGCCTTGGGCCACCCGCAGGTGAGGTGCCGAAGTGGGGACCCCCGGCCACAGGCGCACGTAGAGGGCGACCGTCGCACGTCCGACGCCTCGGCCCGGCGGCTCGTGCGGCCGACTCCACACCGCTCCCCGCAGAGACGTTCACCGTCGGCAACGAGCTTGTAGACCGGCTGTTGCGGAAGCTGCCCGAAGAGGGCCGCCCCTTGAAGGCACTGATGTCGGATGTCGGCCGCATCTGGGACAGGGTCGCAACGAGCGGTAGAGAGGCACTGCGGCACATGGGGCCGATTGGCGCACAGCTTTCAGAGGCCGCTACCGCTGTGGACAGAAGTGCGAAGCTACGTGCAGGTGAGTTCATCGCTAGATACGACGACATTATGCACCCCTTCC